GAATTATCAGATGAAACCTTTGAAGGTCAACAAAGCTACACTAAATTTATTTGTAAAAAAGACAATTCAGTATGATGTACTGTGTGGTTTGGAAAAGAGATGATTCAGATAAACATGAATTGTTTACAAATGTCATATTTGAAACTGAAAAGAAGGCAATAGAATTTAAAAATGCTCAGAAATCAATGCGTAAAAAACATGATTGCAGAGTAGTAGAATATGAATATAAATACTTTGATGGAGTTAAATTAGATGGCAATTGATAAGTCAAAAATGAAATGCAACAGTCCTAAAAGGCAAATCTCAGGTGGTAAGAAATTTGTCGTTAAGGCTTGTAAAGGTGGCAAAGAAAAGATTATAAGATTTGGGGATGCTAATATGAAAATTAAAAAAAATATCCCTGCAAGAAGAAAGAGCTTTAGAGCAAGACACAGATGTGATACTGCTAAAGATGTGTTCAGTGCTAGATACTGGTCATGTAAAAAATGGTAACAATAGGAGAAAACTATGCCGATGGTTGGTGGAAAAAAATATGCTTACACTAAAAAAGGTAAAGCTGCTGCAAAAAAAGCAAAAGAAAAAATGAAAAAGAAAAAGAAGAAAAAATAACAATTAGGAGTAGCTTCAAGTAAGCTGGGAATGTTGGAGGGTTAATAAAATGCCTAAAGGTAAAAATAAAAAGTACAGTAAAAAACAAATGAAGATTGCAAGAGTTGCACCACCTTTTGATAAGATTACAGGTGCTGACTTTGCTAAACTAAGAAAAAAGAAAAAGAAATAATATGGCTAAATTATGTGCTAGAGGTAAGGCTGCTGCTAAACGTAAGTTCAAGGTATATCCTTCTGCTTATGCCAATATGTATGCCTCTGGTGTATGCTCAGGTAAGATAACTCCTGGTGGTAAGAAGAAAAAAAAGAAAGCTAAGAAAAGAAAAAGATAATGGCTAAAAAAGGATTAAGGTCATGGGTTAGAGAGAACTGGGTAGATATTGCTAATCCTAGATCCGATGGTTCTTTTCCTAAGTGTGGTCGTTCAGGTAAAGAGAAAAGAAGAAACTATCCTAAATGTGTACCACTAGCCAAAGCAAGAGCTATGAGTCCTTCGCAAAGGAGAGCTGCGGTATCAAGAAAGAAGAAAGCAGAAAGAAAGTCAAGAAAAGGTAAGAAACCTAACTATGCCAAGACCTAAGAAAAAGACTTGGGTTCGGAAAGAAAAAATAGTTACTGTCGGTAAATGCAAATACTGTAGTCAAGAGATGACTAATGAAGACTCATTCGTTGCAATTGGAAAAGTAATAAGAGGTAAGTATCAGTATCAAAATGCACATTATAATTGTGTTAAAGAAAATGACCAAAAACCTAAGTCTAACTTTGATTGGTAAGGCAGCCATATTTCAGACTGCCTTATTTATTTATTTCTTAACGCAAACTCCAAGAATTCTAATTTTACCATTATCTTCTGAAATAGTAATTTTAACTTTTTCATCAGGTTTACAATTTTCTATTTCATTTTGATAAACCATATCAATTGATAATAGAATTTGATCTATTGGAGTTTTACATCTTTTAATTGAATCCCAATTTTTTTTTAACAACTCCTCTAAATGATTACTCTCTTTCATCTTGCTCCTCCTCTTTTTTGTTTTCTTCTTTAGAGTTTTCTTCAAACTCTTTTCTTACCTTTGCTAACTCTTTATAGTAGCTTGGGTGTTTCCATTCATGACTCATTTTTCTCTCCTATTTTTTTTTATAACCCATTATACCACATTGGGTTTTTCAAAATTTTGAAAAAAAATATTTTTATTAAAAACTAGACGATTGAAATTTTAGGGTGTTTCAGTATTGGTGCGACAACAAAACACTTTTTGGGTTTTTTAGTGTTTTTAACTTTCGTAAAATTTGATTGCATCTTTTAGATAATTTTCATCTAAATCGTTTCGCCAAAAATAATGATCGAACTGAGGTTGAATGTAGTCTTTGATTACTTTTGCATCATTACTTAGTTGCATTAGGTTTTGTCTAATCTTACATCGTTGAATAATTTTAGGAATTCTTTTTTCTATATTCTCAGGTTTTAATTCTTCACAATTACCTGCATGAAATACTTTGAAACTTTCTTCATTGATATAACAAAGATAAACAGGCACTTTGAATACTGACCAATAGAAATCTACTTGTAAAAGATTATAAGGTTCAGGTTTGTCTTCAGGTAACTTTGAGGTAAACCAAGACCTAGTGCCATCTTTTTTAATCTTACCCTTTCTAGGAAACTTACATTTATCCTCAATAATTACCTTATCACCTTTTAAATCTATATATCCATGCACAGGAATATTGATACCATCGAACCATCTAAATGCTTCTATCTCTGGCTTACAGGTTTCATAACCTGGTATTGTTTGATGAGCTGCATGACCATTAGCAATCATTTTAGGTAAGATTGATTTGTAATGCTCAAACTCATCGAATTCGTCTGCGGTTGGATTTATCTTTTTAAGTTTTTCTTCTATAGGTACAAACATTACTGATTGTCCTGTAGCTTTTCATATTCTTTTTCAAATGCAGTATTAAATTTATCTGCAATCACAATTGACTCTTGCCAATCATCTAAGAAAAAACTTAAAGGTTTTTTTAAGAACTTACTTATCTTAACTAATTTAACTAATGGTATTCGGTTCTCTGCATTTTCGTATTTACCAATTTGTTGATAGGTTGTTTTCAATGCTGCTGCTACTTGTTGTAAACTTACGAACTTAGCTTTACCTGTAAATTCATTTATCTTGGTTCGTCTTGCAAGTCTAAGTTTCTTTCCTAAATCAATATAGAACTGATTATCCTCATCGTAGTTACGTTGTGCTTTTTGTGATAGTTTCATGTTTTTCCTTCCTTTTATTTAGAGACTAAAAACCCTAAGTAACAATGCAACTTTTTATATATACCTAATTAAGTATATAAAAATCTAGCATCTTTATTCTCTGCTTCAACAATTCTTCGGTACAATTGATTGTACTCTTTGAATGCTTTGAGAGTATGTACACACTGCCTTCCTTTATCTTTTGCACCAAATATTTTTTTGTGTGCATTATCTAGCTTAGTGTACAATCTAATATTGCTATTTCTTAAGCTCATTATTCTCCTCACCGACAACTTTAATATGTGCCTTAATAAGTCTGGTATCGGTGATATTTACTTTTGCAGACTCACTAGGCATTTTCTGATTGAATGCTTTTTCTGTAGCTTCTTCCACAGTAGCACCATCAAAAAATTCTTCGAAATTAGCAGCTAACTCAAGATCAGATGTTTTAATTACTTTAACCATTTATTTCAATGTTCCGACTATAACCTGCATAATCTCTTTTTATTTCATCTCTTTCTTCTAATTTTTTTAATAAAGAAGATACAGAATTTTTACTTTTATAACCCAACTCTTTAGCCATTTCTGAAAAAGTTGGACTATACTTGTTCTTTTTAGTGTAATTCTTAATAAATTGCAATAGCTTCAACATCTTTGGTGTCATTGGTCTTTTACCCCTTATTTTGCTCATTTAAAGTTAGCCTCCTTAATAATTCTGTATATCCATTTATGTCATCAAAAGTATCTTTTTTATATTCTTTCGATTGCATGACTCTCCAACATTTTAAAAAAATCATAAATAAACCAAATAATTTTAAAGGTACTTTCACCTCAACATTATTATAAACTGATAAATATTTTTCTAATATACCAACCATGACATAAGAGGTATGGTCAAAGTCTCCATAATCATTTTGCTTTTGGTTTAGCAATCTTTCTAGTTCGTTAATAAATTTTACGTTATCACTCATATTCATATCCTAAATAATAATTTCCTTGTTGATCTTCACACCAATGTGCAAAAGCAATTTTGTTTTGGTAGATTGGGTAAGTTCTTTCTCCTATGTTTTTATATTGTATTACTGCTTCATGTATTTCATCACAAGTGAGAGTTGTTTCAAATTTAAGTTTTTGAAGATCATATCCCTCACTTGTAATTATCGCTAAAACTAAATAAACAACTTTCAATTAAAAAGGTATTTCTTTAGATTGTGGTTTAGCTTGTTTAGGTTTTGGTTCGTTCTTGTAACCAGATAAAATATTACCAGAGTCATTTAACCAACCTATCAAGCCTTTGTGTCCTCCAGCTTCGGCATAGTTCATTTCACCTGTAAATTTATCATCACCTTTGAATACTACTCCAACCTGAGCAAACAGTTTTAGGAACTTAGTATTACCATCTTTTGATTGTCCTTTGACACCTAAGATAGTACCTTTAGCTCCATTGTCTAAAGTAACATTACCTGAGAAATCAATTTTGATGGCTTTTTCATTGTTGGCATCATAAGGAAACAACACCCAATCCTTCTGCTTACCACTACCATTGTTTGACATTTTGTCCTCCATTTTTTTTGATATTGATTTGTTGTGATTCAAAAGATTTTTCTATTGAATCATTTTCTTTTTTCCAATTAGAATATAAAGCAGTCAACTTTGTTTCAGTTGTTTGCTTTTTTATTTCATCCTTAATTGAAACTGATTTAGTTGTACCTTGATTATTCAAAGCATTTACTAATTCTTCCGCACTAGCATATTCTGAACCTGAAAGTCCAAATGCAGCTATGCAACGACCTAATGCACTACTGGAACAATTCTCCAATGCACTTGTCTTGTTAATAAAGTTTGCGTTTCTGTGTTCCTCTGCATGACCTACCGCATAAATAGTTTCACCGATATGTAATTCAGTTTTAACAACAACTCTTTCGTTATCATGGAATAGTATTTCTTCATTAAATCTAGCTTCAGGAAAGTATTGTAAAAGATGTCTATGTCTTTCATTTACAGTAGAATATTTCTTTCCTTTAATATCTACTGTAGGAATATCTTTAGCTTTCATAAGACATTCTTTACGTCTTTCTTTAAATCCGCCTTTACTTTTTTCTTCTGTTTGTGGTTTCAGTTTCATTTTCCTTCCTTTGTTTTAGTTTTTGATTCTCTTTTATTTGGTCAATATCTTTTTGAGCCTTTAATTCTAAATAGCTTTTATTTTTAGCAACCATCTTTTCGGCAAGTTGATAGTCATCTAATTGTTTTTTAAGTTTTGTAATTTCTTCATCTCTTTCCATAAGCATTTGTGTATATCTTTTTATTTCATGCTTTTGGTTTCTGTTCTCAGTTTGTAATTGTGCAAACTTACTTAATATTTCTTGGCTCATTTCTTTCCTTTCATTACTTCTTCAATCGTTAATTTTTCAGTAATTAAATCTTGTAATCCTTGACCTACCAACCCACCGAAGATCATTTTAAGATTTGCAGGGAGCTTTTTTCGTTCAGCAGCAGTTAAAACATTGTAGTTATAATGCCACTGGTCTATGTTCATATTGAGCTGCGATGGGGATAGATGATCGGCAGTGAAAGTTCCTCCTTCGCTTTTCTTCTTCCACTCTTTTCCGATTTGTTTAAGCATAGTTATTAAATACCAATAGTACAAAAATAGTCAATAAAGTGTATAAAATTATTTCAATTTGAGGGTTTATATTCATTATCAAACATTACAGTTGCGTTGAAACTAAATGATATTCTTTCATCATCTTTGTCAGATTTAAAAGGATAAACAGAGTGCATTAAGTAATTAGGAAACAAATACCATTGACGAACCTCTGGATTAATTCGGTGTCTGCTATCGGTGAACATATTTTCAGATCCTTCAGAAAACTCTATTTGACCGCTAAAGTCGTTATGTGCTTTTGCGTTCTCAGTTGATTTCATAGACTCAGGTAACTCCAAATAACCAACACAACTCAAGGTATAGTTCCCCTTGACATATTCAGAGTGGTTGTGCATGGGGTTATAGTCGCCAGATTTTTGTATTACATACCAAGCAGAATTAATTAAAATATTTTTTATTTTATCATGTTTAAAATGAGCATTTGTATAAGAAACCATAATCGGATCAAAGAAAGCTCTTTTCCATTTTAATAAAACCTCTGGAGTAATTAGGTATTCTTCTTTTACTGCACCAACTAATCTTTGACTCCAATCATGGTCTTTTTGTTTTTGTTTATCTTCTCTAATCTTTTTTAGATCCTCTTTAAAA